AAATTCTGAGCGGGCATATTTAGTTATTGTTTCTTGTATTACTGTTTGCTCCACACCATTAGTTGGTGTAATAGTAATCTTTACGGCAACTGGAAGTGCTCTCTGTTTACCACTATCATAAGCCACCATTAAGCCTTGTGGGAATGAGAATGTAATATCCACATGGTCTACTTCATCATCTGTTATTGCTCTTGCTGTAGCGCCACCTGCGTAAGTCATCTCTACATCAACTAATGTCTCTGCTAATACCATATCACCAGTATTAAAGTCAGCTAAATAATTAACATCTGTGTCGGTTCCAGTTCTACCTATAATAGTAGTGCCATCGAAGTTATAGGAAGTATCTGCATTCTCAACAACTGTCTCATTGAAGTATGTATCCAACGACCAATTACCATCACTTGCTGGTCCCTCAATTTCACCCTCACAAAGTAGGTCTATCATGTAAGCAGTTGATTTACTTATTTTATTTGCCATTACGAATATGCCTCCACTTTTACTCCGAACGATGCTACTAAACTTCCAACAAATGTTTGACCGTATGCCACTGGAACTGTCTTACCAGGTATGTTTGGGTTCAATGCTCCATTGAATAAATAAGATGGTGTTTCACTATCATCGTTTTCTGGTATCTCTGGCACTGGGGTTAAATACATTACAAGGCCTCCTATCATCATACCAGCTCCCATAATTACTAAATTCCAACCATATGGGTTTCCGTAGACAATCATTACAACACCAACTACTATAAGAATAGCGCCTAATACCATTTGTAATAGACCGCCCTTCTTACCACCAGCACCTGATGCTATAGGCATAATATGCCAAGTGTCTGTATCAAAATTCATACCTAACTGCTTCTCACCTATTGATTTACTATCATCGTTTAGGTTATCGCCACGAACAACCTTGTAGTATCCCTTACGTCTTATCATTGATTTAAACCCAGGGAACTGGCTTTCAAGTGCTCTGACAGCTTCTCCTGCGGACTTTACCTTACAAGGAATACTCTTCGGGTCTATGTTCGGATATTTCTTTTTTAGTTGTCGGGCTAACCCGCCATATAATTTAATCATTGTCTAACCTCATAGCGAATTTTAAGTTGTTGTGTTTGTAGTCAATATCATAGAAACCAGATGGTTGATTGAGCCAGTGGTGTAGACACTTATCATCATCCATATATATACCAACATGCATAATTCTTCCAGCGTGTGTGTAGAATAGTATATCATCCTCACGTAGGTCATCTATCCCTACTACCACTAACATAGTTAATTCATTAAGATATTCTTCAAAGAAGTTATGGTTGTTATCTAAGAACGAGATATCCCTTGGGGGATTTGGTAGTTCTATATCGAACTTACCCTTATAGTAATCATATACTAATTGTAAACAATCCCAACATCCGAAGTGGAAGGGTCTCCCCAGGAAGGGTGTATCTATACCTAAACAGAATAACTCAGCAAACTTACCGTGTCTTATGTTTAGTATTATATGAGGTAGACCTATGTCCTCTGCTTTAACCTGGTCTAACTCAGAAGCGCTATCTCTATTGTTATGACTATGAACTATATATTGTATTCTATCATTAGCATAGTATCTATCATACTCTATATTACTAATAACAAAAGCCTCTTCCTTATCGTTGGAGGCATTGTCATAAGGTATGTATTTTTTATCTACTACTATACCACAACTCTCATTAGGAAACTCTTCTTCTGCGTGCGCAATCATTTCCTTTATTGTGTTATTTGGTAGCCCCAAGTATTCATTCATTTATCTCCCCCGCATAAAACGTTTTATGTTTGGAAAACCCTCAAATGGTAATATAGCTACTGTGCCATAACGAAGTTTACAATCTCGTAATCTTCTACCACAGTTGTCATCTCCTGGTAAGGCTTCTACTCCTCCACTGTCATTATAGTAAGTTGCTGCCACATAAGGGCAGGTGACTGTCTCATCGTTTGATATGTCTACGAACGCACCATCTATATAATTTCTATATCTATGTGTGCAGGTTCCCATAGCCATCTTGCCTGGTATTTTTATCTCTTCTATATCAAGGGCTGATGCTAACTCCCACTCTATAATTTCTCTGTTCTGCTTGGTCTTCCTATCTACTATATATGTATCTATTGGGAACTGTGCTGATGGGTCGGGCGAAGAACTATCATCTAAATACTCATAGAAGGTTCTGCGTCTTGTTAATATCCACCCAACTAAATCATTACTGGAAGCCACCTCTGCTTGTAATACACCTAATACATTTGACACTTTTATCTTTGGCCTGGGTAGTTTACCATCACCACTCATTTCCCAACCATCAGCATCTACTGGAACAGGTGAGTATTCTACACCACCGAATGCTACCATAGTTCCGCTATTAGTAGTTCCATTACAGAAGTTATATGATGTATTACCATCAGGTGATACAAGGTTGAATAACTCCACCAATTGACCTGGCACCAGTTTCTGTATTTGTGTCTTTATAGTTGTGTTAGTAGCCATTAAAGTATAAACTCCCTTCTCAATGTGCAGATAATAATTATTTTATCCTTACCTATAAACATCTTTTGTATATCACTGGCAGTCCATATCTTAGCTGAGCTCTCTCCAGTAGGTGTCCATGAAAGCATGTTAGCAGTAGATGATTTACTGTTGTTTAGTAAGCCTTCTAATGTGGTAGCCGTAGCAGTAACATAAGGAACGAACTCTATATTCCAAGTTTCATTATCAGCATTTAATCCATCTGTGATTATGTTTCTATAACCACCACCAAAAGATAATTCTTTAACTCTCAATGTAGATGTCTTTGTTGAGTTAGTTGATACTTTATACCCATCTATTGACTGGCTCATTCTCTCTCCTTTCGCATCTGGTCATTTCAAATACACCATTAGTTCTTTTTCAAATGCATCATTATTAGTAGGCACGGGCTAATGATTGTTTACCGATGACACCGTTATACCTACGTTCATCTATCATAAGTTTCTTCATCTCTTCTCTCATTTCTCTGGCTAACTGTTTCCCTAATCTATCATTCTCTTGTCTTGTTCCGCCCTTACCTCCATCTACGTTTACTACTACACTGTATGTATTGCCTTGAGAGCCATTCATATCAACAGGGATGGCCTTTCCATTAGGTAGAGGCACTATAGCCTCATTATATCTTCCTTCGCCCGCCAGGGACAACGTAGGCTTGCTGACGATGCCTCCACCAGCGAATTCTGTGATACCAGAACCACCCTTCAATATATTACCATCAGCACTCATAGCACCTATTATACCTTCGAGGGCCGTGGCCCATCCACCACCAGCTGTAGAACTCTCTAATGCTTTCTTAGCAGCAGCAAGTATCATCATCTTCAATGCCAACTTGACTAAGAACTTACCTACATCAGCGGCCATACTCTTAAAGGCGTCTGTAATACTTTGTGCTCCAGTAACTACATCTGTTATGTTATCTAAAAATGAACCTCCTATATAACTACCTATATTCTTCCAGGTCTTATTAGCATCGGCATCTATCTTCTTATTTACTTTCTCTATTTCTAATCTTTCATTCTCTTTTAGTTCATCCATTAACACAGCATTACCCACCGCTTGTTCATATAACAATCTATACTTCTCTGTTATTTGGTCTAACTCAGCTTGATTATACTCACCACTTATTGTATGTCTCTCTATATGAGCCTGTCTTAACATCTCTGTGAGATTGGCTTGTCGTTTCTGTTCTTCGGCATATGCTACCATTGATGTTTCTGACTTCTTTTTAGTCTGCTCATCACTGGTGTATTCCCACATATCCATATTACCTACAGCAGGCTTATATATATAACTTGATTTATTTTCATGCGCTTTACGGATTGCTTTTATCTGAGCAGCAAGTAATTTTTCTGCTTTTATCTTTTCTCCAGCATAAACTTCATCTTCCTGTAGTTTAATTCTGTGTGTTTCCTTAAGTTGTTTTATTTCAGCATCTGCCGTATTTCCACCTGCTCTCAACATGTCTATCTCAAATTGTTTTCGGAGTTTTTTTGCGTCTTCCCTAAATTTAAGTTCGGCTGTATTAGGTCGTCGCGGATAGTCGTGCTGGACAACCTTCTTACTTTCTAACCTTCTGAATTCGTGCTCTGCGCCGCCTTTACTTGCTTTATAACCCTCACGTATTA